GTCTGTTGCTGTTTCCCAGTCCGTGGAAAACAGATAAACATCTTTGTCACCAAAGATGAAGGCCGCAGAAAAGCTCGTTGAGCTGCTCCTTTCGGAGGGTGTTGGGTACGCTTACAGTACCTCTCTTACCTCCTTACGAAGGCGTGGCATTCAAATTCATTTGAATCAACGGGTTTCCGGATTTTCCGGATTCTTGGGCTTAGCCCAATTGTCACGTGTTTTGCGCACGTGTTCGATCTGCATCAGTGCAGATTCCCTTGCTACTAGATGATAGTAGTGTAAGATGACCTTTGTGACAGGGTCACCCATTAGTTCTCCACGTTCAGTGTAGAACACTTCGAGGGTTTTACTCCTCTCGTCAATGAACTCCACTTGACGTGGAGCGCATAAAGCGAAGACGCAAGTCTCGCGATACCATTTTGGGATTCCCAAAACGGTGCAAAGGTGATTTAAAATCACCTGAGCTACTGTTTGATTACAGTAGTCTGTTGCTGTTTCCCAGTCCGTGGAAAACAGATAAACATCTTTGTCACCAAAGATGAAGGCCGCAGAAGGATTCTTGTGCGACAAACGCTTGAAGAAATTCCAAGCGTGATTTCCGGCTTTTACGCCGGATTCACTTGACGGTATAGCCGTCAAGTATTCCAACAGCACGTGTGATAACACATGCAGTAACATGGCGTGAGCCAGGTGCGAGACAGTAATGGCTCGATACTTCCCTAGTTCTGCAACTAGAGAGATTCTGACGGACATTAAATTCCGTTCATAGCAGGTTTCACGATCGTGAAACATGCAACAGGCCCAGTTAAAGAGTAATTCTCCAACTGGTGTACTCGATCTGTCAAGGACCGATTCCTTCAACCCTGTGAAAAGGTTGATACGATGTATTGGCATATCACTTGCCAATACTTTACGGGCGGCTTCTAATTTCCCCCCTGATTCAGAGTTCGTGAAAAACTCTCCACTATCGCTAAGCGATATTTTTGCCTTGTCAAGGCATTTCTTCCAAAACATCTCTATTTTGGATTCAGATCCCAGTTTTTCTAGGACTTTTGCGTGTACGCGATACACGCTAGGCTGGATATATCCAGCAATCGAGGTGTAAACCTCGGGATCCTCCTCTTCGCAGAGTAGGTTTTTGATCTTAAGAAGTGTCTTAAGATATACGCTTCGGGGGGGAACCCCCGAAGCACGAGTCTGGCAGAGCAGAGATGCTCTCCAGATATCCATCGGACTTTTTCGGTCCGAAATGAAAGCCATGGCGGCTTTGAAAAATGACATCTCTCGCGGGATATCTATCTCCTCAAGGGAGCCAACAGGATTGAAAGCCTGTTCTTTAAATTGCTTGCGCAATTTCTTCACCTTTTCAAAGGTGCTGACACGAGATGTATCTCGGTCTCTATCCCTGAAATAATCAGGGAGAAGAAGTGCAAGCATGCAAGCTTGCACCTGATCAACTCTTTCCCAAGAGTTGTATTCCTTTTTGTCAGGAAAGGAAAGGATGAGTTGCATTACCAACCCATCAATTGTAGCCAAGATTGATCTTAGCTTGTTTACTGCACCTTTGTGCAGTTTCATCGTCTGTAGTTTTGCTACAGACTCTTTACCAACCATTGACGGTAGGTTCGCGAGTAGCCGTAACACGGCTACTCCTACACGACCGGCTTGACCGGTCTTATTCTTCCTCATTGAACGAGGAAACCAATGCGTGCCCTGCCAAAGGACACGATATGCTTCAGAGATTGTTTTCAAATCCCTGAAAGGTACGCGGTCGTTACGACCGCTAAGTTTCTTATTGAGTTTACACTCAAAAAGATTTTCAGCGTTCCAGCAAACTTTTACTGGACCGAGATCCTCGTTCCCGTGAAGGGTGCGAGATACAACTGTCCGATTAAAACCGAACAGATCACGGTGAGTTTCCTCACCCTTACATGAGCAGGTACCCTGCCCATTTCGATTGTGGCCGTGAGACCGCAATATAGAGCAGCCTGTAAAGCTGCCCATTGAGAGAACATGTCTCTCGTAATCCCACGGAAGATCCGTGGGAATTGCATCAGGAATTCCACCTGATGAAGTAGGTGCCCTATCACCATCGGGCGCTAAGTCGATTTGAACAGTCGACATACTGCTGGAGGAATTCACCTCCGGTGGACGTTGTCGAACACGCGGCAACTATGGGCCCGCCAGGGTTCAACGTCCAAAACTCATACTTGGATTTCACCACTGAAAAGTGAGGCTCG